TCTTTAGTTCCTTCATTTTTGAAACAGAGTCTTTAATCTCTTCACTGAGATTTCCTCTATTGTTATTTTGTTCTCCAGTGGATGCATAAGGAACTGGACCTTCTGGAATAGCACTGATGATACTAGGATCATAGTTCCAAATAAACAGGGCCTTTATAGCATCATTTTCATATTTCTTTAAAATTTCAACTTTTTTGTCTTCAGATTTTTCTTCACTGACGGCATCTAAGATTTCAAAGATAAATGGATTTGCTGGAAGTTCTCTTGGTTCGAATACTTCTTGTTTACTCTCAACAGGTTTTTTTGTCGTTGTTGGAGCCTTCTTTGTTGCTGCTGGTGTTTTGGCAGCAGTGGTTGTTTTCTTGGCAACTGGTTTAGTTGCGGGTGTTTCAGTCTTCTTCTGGTTCATCGTTGTCATAATCGTGTTCAACTCTTATCGCTACAATTTCGTCTGCTATGATATTTCCATTTTCATCATAAAATTCAGGATGAAATTTTGGAGTATCTTGATAGTTTATCATGTATTCTCTAGCAACCCATCCTATAAGCAATCCAACAATCAAAAATAAGACCATTAAAACTGTACTTAATACTAATTCGGATGCTAGCATATTTTTCTCCTAATTGATTTGCTCTGTGAAAAACTCAAAGTTAATCGTAAACTTTTTTTTGAAAATAGTTATAGATCGTTTGAGTTTGAATATAAAGTTTTTTTTCTTTATACTAGATGTACCTCCGTTTAGGAAAAACTCAACTCCTCTATCAATGGAGTATCTATCATTATTTAGTTGATTGCTCATATAATATTTTCAGATTTCAAATATTTAATGGTATCTACACAACCCCCCCTCTTTTCATTATCTATAATTACTTGAGGGAACGTCGATCCTTCTCCAAACATATCATAAAATTCTTCTTTTGTAAAGTTCTCATTTAGGTTTTTTACTTCATATGGTGTTTTCAAATAATTAAAAAATTGCTTTATTTTTTCACAATATGGACAGCCATCTTTTGTATAAACAATAATATCTTTCATAGATTTCAATAAAACCAAAAGTAGTATAACAGGTCTTAGAAGACCTGTCAAGGGAGTAATTAATTATAAAATATCAATAAAGTTCTTAGGTAAATAATTTTCTTGGGCAAAGGTTATAATCTTATCTCTTAGTTCAGTTGTCACCAGGCCCAGTCGTCTTAGTGCAACCCAGGAGCCACGAAAATCATCCGTGTTCTGGATTCCTGTTGAAATTTGCATAAGTGAAGTTGCAAGACCCAATGCAGCAGCAGGAGCAGTAGTCATTGCACTTGCTAGTAAAGTATTAACATCTTGGTCAGACATTACAGCACTTTTGAATTTTTGCCAATCAGGAGAAGGTGCATTAGCTAATTGAATGACATTCTGTTCTTCTTCGGTTAATTCAACAACGACCCAATTCTGAACATACTTATCCTCAACAAAGATTGGCTTTATCTCTTGAACCTTTTCAGTCAAAGGATCTATGGTTGTTGGTGGTTGTGATGGATAAACAAAATATACACCATAAGGTTTTAAATCTTCCTCTAATAGATACAAAGAGAAAGAAGTTTGCGGAAAATCCGACCTTAGATTTGCAATTCCATAAGGCCAGATTTCTGTATCATTAACTATGCGAATATAATTAGACATTTTTATACTTTGGGTGTGAATTTATTTATTACAATATATGATTTTTTCATATAAATCAGATGAGGTAGCGTATAATAACAATACCAGATCCGCCACTGCCTGATGTTGGATCGCCATTTACACCACCACCACCACCGCTACCAGTATTTACATCTCCATTTGTTGCAACTCTCAACACGCCACCAGCTCCAGGTGTAGTGCTTTGACCGCCGATCCCGCCACCGCCAGAACCACCAATCCCGCCAGGTCTAATGCCAATGTTACCGCCCAACCAGGCACCAGGCCCACCGCCACCAGCACGAATAACAGATGTTCCAGTGATTGAACTAGAGAGACCATCACCTCCATTTGCAAAACTTGTCTGTGAAACTGTAGTCCCCCCCGGAGCCCCAGCGCCGCCACCGCCACCACTTGAAAATGGATCTACATTTGAGTATCCATTTCCACCATTAAAACCCTGTACTGGTGATGAAGTTCGTATCCCTCCAGTCCCTGCACTTTGAGTTGTTGGGCCTGCGCCTCCACCACTACCACCATTACTTCCGTTCAGACCTGGGGTACCAATAGTTAAATATACGCCGCCACCGCCACCAGTTGAGATTATATTACCAATACTTGAATCACCTCCATTATCTCCTGGGTTTTGTCCACCTCCCCCAACGACAACAGTGTAAGCTCCTGTGGGGAGTAATAACAGAGGTTCAGCTGATCCGTTTCCACCAGTCAACTCTCCTGGCACCGAACACCTGTAACCACCAGCACCACCACCACTACCTCTAGAATTACCCCCAGCACCGCCTCCAGCGATTACTAGATACTCAAAACGACCGCCGTATAAAACAGTAAGAGTTGAAGATCCTGTTGTCTTAAACTCATGTACTCTGTATCTCGCTCCAGAAACTGCAATATCGTAGATAAAATCTCCACCAGTTGCTACGGGCATTCTTGGCCCTGAACTCATTGTAACTGCGTAAGCACTATACATCAAATACCTCTACCATTCAAATAAGAAGCCTGAATTGTTGTTGATCCACCACCAACAGATATAATAATCGTCTCTACTTCATTTGCCGTTAGTGTTGGTGGATAATTACCATCCCAGGTAACACCATAACCAACATTGCCAGTGAACCAATTAACAGTACCACTAACATAACCAAAAGAAAGTACACCTCTCCAAATGAATCCTGTTGGTAACTGTCCTAGGTTGCTGAGATTAAATGTAGTGATACCAGTAACAGAGCTAGAAGTAACGAACTCATTAGCACTTGTAATGTCTATTGTATAAACACCACTACTCGGAGCAATAATATCTTGTTTTATTGCAGTAGCCCCATTAACCAAAAGATCCATTAATGCACCAGCAGTTGTGCCTAGGCCAACTCTAGAAATCTGTGCATCACCAACCACATGTAACTTTGAGGTTGGATTTGTGGTTCCAACACCAACATTTACTGTAGAAATACCAAGAAGAACATTATTGTTAGGATCCAAAACCTCAAAGATATTGGAAGTTCCTACAGCCGAGTCAACAGAAAATACTGCGGTAGATCCTACAGAAACTAATAAACCATTTCCCTCCACATGAAGAGATCTTGTTGGATTAGAAACACCAAAACCAACAGATCCAATTCCGGTGACTTGCATAGCAATACCACCACTATTGCTCAAAACCTCAAAACTACTTCCAGAATTATTTGAAGTATCAATGGAAAAAATAGAAGTGGCGCCTGCGGAAACAACTACGCCATTTCCATTAACATGAAGTGCCCTGGTTGGGGTAGTTATTCCAATTCCAACAGAGCCTATTCCAGTTACTTCTAGAGCTGATGTATTTGCATTATTAACAACAGAAAAAATACTAGAGCTATTGCTGACACTCTCAACACTAAAAACTGACTGTATAGGATTAGAATAGGAAAAAACGTTAGTAGTTACTCCAAGAATTGTATTATTACTACTATCCCTTATATCTAATACTTTATCAGATTGTCCACTAAAACTTTCAACCGATAATAAGGTGTTGTTATTATTGGTAAATAATACGCCGTTTCCTTCTACATGAAGTGATTTTCTTGGAACGGTAGTACCTATACCAACAGAACCAATACCACTAACTTCCATTGCGGGATAATTGTTAATACCCGTAATTGATAAAATATTTCCAGAACCACTATAAGTTTCAGCAGAAAATAATGTAGTAACTCCCGAAGAAACTACAAAACCGTTTCCGGCAACATGAAGTGTTCGTGTGGGAGTTGCAATTCCAACCCCCATGGAACCAACTCCAGTAATTTCTAAAGCTGGGAGATTAGAACTATTTCTTACAGATAAAATATTTGACCCTGCTGAAGTAGTTTCTGCTGAAAAGATGGTATTTGATGCAGAACTTACTATAATTCCGTTACCTTCTATATGAAGTGATCTCTGTGGGTTGGTGGTACCAATACCAACTGATCCAATACCCGTAACTTCAAGAGCGGAAGCATTAGAACTATTTCTAACACTAAGAACATTTTCACTTGATATTCTAGTGGTTGCGCTAAAAATAGTACCAGCGGAACCTACGTTTAATGCATTATTGAATGTTCCAATTCCAGCATCAACGATATTTCTATTATCATCAATAATTGTTGAGTTTTGTATCCTGATTGCCATCTTCGTATTACACTAGGCTTTTTATTATTTATCTAATATAATCATTGGCAGCCCAAACATAAGGTCCCTGGGAATTTACATAATGCATAAAAACCTGATGATGATATGTATCATCGGTTAGCTTCATTAAATTTCTTAGCTTTTGGGTGGGTTTATTATACCTTGATTCTAAAGGTTCTCTCCAATGGGATCTTTCACATCCACGATAAATCACTCCGTCACCATCATTCATGACAATAGAGATTTTTTCACCGCTTGGGGTTTCTACCCAAAATAACCAAGGATTTTTATGATTGGAACTAATCTGAATAGTGATGCTAATTTCACAAGCAGGTCTATCAACATGCGGAACTAATTCTTGACCAACGAAATAGAATCTATCATAATAATATGTTTTTAATAGATCAATGTCTAGAATTTTCTCTATTTTCTGCTTTACGGTATAATGGGATTCTTTAAATTTAGGATGATTCCATCTAGATAAAGACCCATTGACCTGCTGTTCAATAGGATCATGTTTGACTTTATCTTTTCTTATGTAAGTTAATTGCCCTCTTTCTTCAGGAACGGGTTCTTGTAAATGTACAACATCTAAGATATTTGGTACATAAACAAAACCATTTTTTAAAAATTGCTCTTTCATCATTTCCATCTCTTTCCAACTACCCAACCAACTAATGATTTTCTAGTACCACTTCTCACTTTTCTAACACGATGCTTAACTCTTGAATCAAAGATTATAAGAGTTCCTCTTTGTTTTGGTGCAAAGAATGTTTTGTTATTATTATCTAAAAATTGAAGCTCTCCTCCAAGATAATCTTCTGGATCAGAAAGTATCAAGGAAAATGATAATTTTCTAATGTATTCATTACTAACAATTCTACTATCTTGATTGTAAATTGCATAATCACTACTACCATTCACAATTGTTTGGGGTTTATATGATTGATCTAATCCGGCATCAATATGCCAATCATAAAATTGCCCTTCATGGTATTGAGTGTATTGTAAAGTTCCACCGTCAATCTCTGTAATATCATACAAAAAGTTTTCTCGGTTTGCCTTATCAATATAATACCACATAAAACCACCAAGCCAATTAGAGGTTGGAACCCAGCAGTTCTTACTATTTCTTATTACTTTATCTACTTCTCCACCTGATATTTGAGAATCCTGGGCTTCTGCATCAAATTTTAAGAGATCGGTTTCAATAATATTAACTATGTCTTTTGGTAGGTCTGTAACGTACCATTGTGCTAAATTTGCCATACTGTGTCTCATCACGACATAGTATGTAGTAGGGTTTATGCGATACGATAGCGGATGATTACTATTCCAGCAGATCCATTTCCTCCACCAGGAGTATTTTGGTTAGCTGCGCCACCGCCACCAGAACCAGTTTGAGTTATTGCGTTTTTTGGAATTCCAGTTGGACTTGGATTACTACTAAATTCTCCGTTTCCTCCCAAATATCTACCACCACCAATTCCTCCATTACCATAACCACCACCACCACCACCGGCTGCAAACCATTCTGGAGTGCCCCTTATGAATGTCTCTTTGGCAGCTCCACCATCACCACCAGATGTTGGTGTTATTGGAGAAGCTGCCCCACCAGCACCACCACCACCACCACCAGAACGTACAATATAATTTCCAGTACTATCTCCCTGTGCAACTGTTCCACCCGGACCGCCTGGATTTCCCTGTCCAAATAAACTAAAACCTCCACCTCCACCTGACCAATAACCTCCAGAACCAGAACCGCCATTACTTGCAGCACTTCCTCCGCCATATGCTATTAAAATAGCAGGATTTATAGGACTTGCTATTATTGAATCCGTTCCCTTAGAAGTAGCACCACCACCAGATCCAACAGTTACAGTATAGGGGCCATTAGATGTAAAGGTATAAGATCCTGAAATAAATCCACCTGCACCTCCACCAGGACCACATGCTTGTTGATAACCAGTTTGATTTCCACCACCACCTCCGCCTCCAACTATTAAATATTCAACAGTTGCAGTTCCTGTTGGTCCAGAAGTTACCGTTAAAATACCGCTACTAGTAAAAGTGTGAACTCTATAAGTTAATCCACTAACTACAATATCTTGAACCGATTGCCCACCAACAGCACTCATTGTTGATATAGGTGGACGAATAATAGTTTTTGTATTTCTTTGAAATGTTACCTTTCCGCCAGGAGTGATTCTTACAGTCATAGCAATTCTTTTAGTTCTTCTGTATTTTCTTCTGGTGGAGGTGGAAGTTCATCCCAGTTTTGAACCTCTTCGTTCCAAACATAGGGTTTATTTTTGTCTGGAATTGGTACTGGAGCTTCCCAGTCTAAAGTAGTCTCATTTAAAATCCAAGAATTAAAAGGTTTTGGTGGCAGAAAGGCATCATGTTCTGGTGAATATGATCCACCAATACCACCTAATCTTTTTCTAAAAGAACCATTATAACTGGTCTGCAACCACTTTCCTTCTTGTTTTAGAACATTATTAATAAAAGATTGACCAATAGGCTCTGACTCAGGAAAATTCCCGCCACCACAGTCTCTATCGGCAACCGAGATAACTCTAAGAACTGAATTTAATTTTGGATGTACTTGTGCAAAATTGGCCATAGCATTTTATTGGTATTTAGTATTTTTTACAATAGAACTTAATTGAATATTTTTCATTCCCCAATGAAGTTGTTTTAAATCGCAAGCAGAAAACATCCAATTTTTGAATAATCAGTTTGGTAATTATTAGTAATATCATTTACTAAATTTTCTAGAAATGTTTCTTCATCTCCATTTTGATAATTAAATAAAGATTTTTTTGCTTCTTCTTTTTTAATTTTCCAAAATTCACTACTATATTTAGACCCATAACTATAATGATAAGCTATACTCAGCAAATATGTGTACAAATTGTTGCGATAATTATAGTTAGTTTCAGAAAAAGATCTATCATCTCTAGTGTTTAAGTAATCTGCAGTCATCATAGCGAAGTTTATTGTATAGAATAATGTAAGTGCCTGTAGGGGCTCAATGAAAAATAAACTATTGCCATTGTATGAAATCAATCTATTTTCTAACAGATTTCTAGAATAACGAGGAGTCCAATTTAGGGTCTCGTACACATTATGATTTTTTAATTTTTCTTTTACTTGTTCTGGATCTGATATATTTCTATTGAATAAGTATCCACATTTAGTAACTTTATCCTTAGGGAATGGTAAACCGAATTGCCAACCATCTTCAGTAGCCCTATGAATAGTATGTAAAAAGTCCTCATCTACAGAATTTTCTGTGTAGAGAATTGCGGTATTTACAGTCTCAAAGAATGGCTTAACATAACCACTCTTTTGTTGATTCCAACCAGAACAAAAAACTATAAAATCATATGGCCTATCATTAATATAAGCCAAATTTTCAAAGTTGTATATTTTTACATTTTCTTCAGTAACTTTTTCAGGAAAATAAGTAACACCTCTTTCTTCTAAAACTTGATGTAAGAAAGGATTTAATTTTTTATTTTCAAAGTGAAAGGCAAATGTATTATATCCAAAATTGTGCTTAAAGCTTTGATTATCTCCCCAATCAATGAATTTTATTCCGCCTTTGATTGAAGTTATATTTTGATCACACAAATCATGAATCGTTAATCCTAATGTATCATAAATTAGGGATGCAAATTGTGGAGTGGTTGATTCTCCAACATTAATATGACTAGTTTGTGGATCATAGTAAATATCAATTTCATGGCCCCTTTGAAGCATCACCATTGCTGTAATGATTGATGCTGTACCTTTTCCTATAATTGCAATTCTCATAATTTTAATCTATTCTATAACGTATTATAACTATTCCAGCAGATCCGTTTCCTCCTGCCGGGGACTGATAATCGTATCCATAACCACCACCTCCACCAGAGCCAGTTTGAATGACGGCATTTAAACCATTTGGATTTGTTCCTATTGTGCCATTTCCCCCTAAATATTGAATTCCACCTATTCCACCATTTCCTCCAGTCAATAAATTGTATTGAGAACCGCCACCCCCGCCACCAGCTGCAAACCACTCCGGATAACCTTTGATGAAGGTCTCTCTTGCATTTCCACCAGCTCCTCCCCCACCTGCGGAATCACCACCTTTACTGCCCGCACCGCCACCTCCAGAACCAGTTCGTGCTGTTGGTGAAGAAGGAGTTCCCCCTGGATTTCCTTGATTAAATAAAGACAAACCACCAACTCCACCTGACCACGCTCCTCCACCACCAGAACCACCATTAAAACCAGATCCAGATGGGGATGGGGCACCTCTACCGCCGCCATAAGCTATCAGTATAAATTCAGTTGGTGATTGAGAAGAAAATCTAATAGTAGAAGGCGATCCATTAGTAGATACTGCTCCTGCACCGCCAACATCTACATGATAATTTCCACTTGAAAGTAAAGTCTGTGATCCTGTTATAAATCCTCCTGCACCACCACCAGCACCAGCAGCACCGGAGCTATTACCACCAGGAGATCCACCACCACCACCACCAACCATTAAATACTCAATAGTTGCAGTACCAGTAGGACCAGTAGTAACTGTCAAAATGCCACTACTGGTAAAAGTATGAACTCTATAAGTTATTCCACTTATAGATGCATCTTGCACGTTGTCACCACCAACTGCTGTCATTCCATAACTAGAAGGTCCAATGACTACACGACCTCTTGTGACAATGCGAGAATCTCCTGGAATATTAACTGCCATAGTAATTTCTTAACTTAACTTATTTAGCTGTTGTTGAATTTTTTCTATTTCTAATTGTTGTTGTTTAACAACCTCAACAAGAAGACCAATGATGCCGTTATAATTTAAACTCAATGGATCTCCAGAAGTCAATTCTGGTAAAATCTTTTGAACGTCCTGGGCAATTAGACCAGCAGATGCCTTTTGAGTAGCAATCCAGTCAAATTGAACTCCATTAAGTCCCATAACCTTTTTAACTGGGTTGTTAATTCTTCTGATGTTGGTCTTTAGAGTTTCATCAGAGGAAGAGTTGAAATCTGTAGAAGTAGTTACTCCAGTTACAAGGACGTTTCCTATTATATGTAGGTTAGATGCTGGAGTGGTTGTTCCAATTCCCAAACGAGTTGTTGATGGGTTAAAGACTAATCCTCCTGTAGTAACACCAAATCCTGTTGTAGTGCCAGTACCAAGAGAATAAGGAATAAGTTGATTTTGATTTGTTGTGTTTGTGGATATACTTACTCCACCAGCTATTCCGGTTAATCTTGAGCCATCACCATAGTAAGTAACACCTATTCCACCAACAGTAGAACCTGTTCCAATCGGTGTCATGGAGAAGTTTCCAACTGTGGATAAACCACTTACAAATATATTAGAAGCAGTAACAATTCCAGTAAACCTAGCATTGCCGATTACATCAAGCTTTACTTGAGGGTTTGTGGTTCCTATTCCAAGCTCACCTATATTGTCAATAACTACAACATTATTTCCAGAAGGATTAATCTGGAATGGTTGAATTGGAATTGTTGTATTTACACCTATAAAGCCACCAGATGTCGTAGTAATTACAGTTCCGCCAGTTCCAACATATAATCGTTCAGTGGTAGTAATACCAGAAACAGTAAGAGCAGTAATAGAACCTATTCCACCAATAACGTTGGTAGAAACTCCAGCAGTGTGTGCATAAGAAACCGTTCCGACCAAGTTAGTAACATCAAATTCACCAACAAATCTCTGGGCAGTAACAATACCAGTAAACCTAGCATTGCCGATTACATCAAGTTTTACTTGAGGATTAGTGGTTCCTATTCCAAGTTCTCCGGTGTTATCAATAACAACTACATTACTTCCAACTGAATTGATTTGAAATTGCTGTAAAGGATTAGTAGTATTAACTCCAACAAATCCACCAGTAGTTGTGGTAATTATAGTTCCGCCAGTTCCTACATGTAGCTGTCCAGTTGTAGTGATGCCGGATACAGCAAGAGAAGTAATAGAACCTATTCCACCAATAACACTTGTAGCTACTCCAGCACTAGAAGCATATAACACTTCTCCGACAAATCTTTGTGCTGTAACAATTCCAGTAAATAATCCATCCCCAACAACATGCAATTTAGATGTTGGATTTGTTATAGCTATTCCAATATTATCAGAAAAATATGATTTCCCAGATACTTGCAATCGCTGTCCACTGGTTCCAGTAGACGTTCCGGTTCCTATAAGAACTGGACCATTTGTAAATGTAGATATACCAGTAACTATTAAACTTGTTATTGATCCAATACCACCAATAACACTTGTAGATATACCAGAACGTTCAACATAATATAACGGAATGGAAGAAACAGTGGCGATACCATTAGCTCCAGCTGTTGCAATAATAGTCAAACCTTCTGTAAAATTTATTGTTGTTATACTATTTGCAGTTCCTACAGTTACTCCATCTTCTTGAACAGTAATTCCACCAAAAGCACCAGATGCCGCAGAAACAGGACCCCAATAAGGAGGCACATTTGCTCCACCAGTTATAAAAACATGCCCAGGAATACCTGGATTTAACATTGAGGTACTATCTACATTAGACTGATAAGGAACTGATCCTGTTTGTCCATCTTTTAGGTTAGATGCAATACCTGAATTTGCTGAATAAGAAACTATACCAGAAATATTATTAGCATTAACTTCCCCCACAAATCTCAGAGCAGTAACAATGCCGGTGAAAAGTGCATTCCCTACGACATGCAATTTAGATGTTGGAGCTGTAGTTCCAATTCCAAAATTTCCACTAGAAGGAATATATGCAACCTGCGTAGAAGCGATTCCAACAGAAGTAACTCCCGCATTATTAGCAAATGTTGGATATACTGGTGTTGAAATCAATGACTGATCTATTACAGAAAAGGCATTTACTCCAAAAAGATTACTACCATCTCCATAATAAACAACAGTTGTTACTCCTGGATTAGAAGAAGTAACAATACCATTCTGAGTTACTAAAACCTGCCCTAATGTACTAACTCCAGAAACATTTAAATTAGTGAATGATGCTATTCCACTGTAAATGTTATCTGATGTTAAAATACCAACCTTTAGATAATTAAATTCGCCAGACTTGGCGGTTATTTTATTATCTGTTAAATGAATTCCACCAACTGCTAGATAAACATTATTTGGAACCTGAGTTGATCCAATACCAACTGCATAGTTATAGATCCAGGCATCTGTAGTTCCAGCACCTAGAGTATTTGCCTTTATCCAAAGTATCTTTTTAAATGTTGCTGGTAGAGTAGCAATTCCAGGGTGTTGCAAAACTACTAGTGGATTTCCTTCAGTACTCGCAATTGCTAAACCACCACCATTAGCAGTCAGATCTGTAGAAATAATTTGATCTTGACTATTAGTACTAATACCTAAAACAATCTCTTTATCTCTTACTCTAATTTCATCTACATTAATAAATGCAGTTGTACCACCAATAGTTATATTTCCAGTAACATCTAGGTTACTATCTATATGAACATTACCACTAACATTTAACTCATTTGTTATAAAGACATCATTGGGCAAACCAATAATAGCAGAACTTCCTTCTCCTGTTCCATTTGTTACCTCAATTTCTCCAATTGTTCCTGTTATATCCTTTACATAATTACCATAAGTATGTGTTCCAAGACCAACGGTATTTGGTTGAATAGAAGACGCAAAACTTACATTGGAGGTTCCATTAAATGAAACTGGAGGCGCTACAATATCTCCTGTTATTTCAAAGGTTCTTGAATTTTCTAACTTATATGCAGAGGATGATATTCCAGTTAGATTTCCTACAAATCCTCCCTGAGATGTAACTACCCCAGTTATATTAGTATTACCAATTACATATAAAACAAGATCATTATTTGTATATGATTCTATACCAACATTAAGTTTTCTTTTACGATCGCTTAGATATTCTGCCATTTTATTCTAATGTTTCTAGGATTGTAAAAAGATAGGTTAAATCAGAAGCATGACTTCCTTGTAATATAAGTTTATCTCCAGTTTTTAGTGCTAACTTTCCCTTCACAAGAGATACGGCGTCATTATTAGCAATCGGCAGATTTTTATGAACAGTAGTAGTTACGGCAATACCTGTAGCATTGTCCTCAACATAAAAATTTATATCCTGAGAATTATCGCCAATATTAGAAATTTGAGAAAGAAGAACTACCCCAGTGTAACCAACTGGTGCAGTATAAATTATTTGTGGTGTTGTAGATACTACTCCAACAGGTCTAATCCAATTATTAAGTGCTAATGCCATTTTTATTATTCTCCTCCTAGGGCTAAAATAAATGGAGTCATGGTTGAAAACAAGCTTTTTGCGTAAGAAGTTCCTGAAATATTACCAGTCTGTTGATTGATTATAACTCCATCTCCAATTCTGAAGTTACCAGACTGATCTGTAGTTGTAAAAACAACAAGTCCTCCATTTTTTGCCACGGTTTCATTTTCTTGTATAGGAACACCACCAGTCCAAGGCAATGCAGTAGCTAAATTAGTTCCACTTCCAATGTATTCTAATGAATGACCAGAAGCTAAAACTCTACTTTGTTTGAAAAATGATATTTTTGTTCCAGCATCAACAGCATAAGGTATATTATCTGCAACTGTAATAGTACATATTCCAGAATTTATTGGAGTAGAATTTGATATTGAATAATATGTTGGAGTTAATTCTGCTTCGACTCTTGCAGTATTTATTCCAGAATTAGGTCCACTTACTGTTATTGTTGGGGGAACTAAGTATCCCCTACCACTAGAAGCAATTAATATGCTGCTTACAGATCCATTTGTTATTTCTGCAACTGCTCTTGCAGGAATTCCCCAAGGAACATCTGGTGAAGAAATTGTAATTACAGGAGGTGTACTGTAACCACTTCCAGGATTGAGTATTTTAATGTTTGTTACTGTATTGTATAATTCACCAAAGTAAACTACCTGACCATCAAAAGGTCTTACGACATTATTTCTAACTGTTCCGCCAGAAACATAAGTGTGTGGAAGAGTAGAAACACCCACAGGAATAGAAAACACAGTGCTTCCCATAGAAACACTAGGAACACTATTTAAATTGCCAGCATTTATTGCGGTAGTTATTATAGAAATAAGGTTATCAATAAATGTTCTTACGTTTGCACATGAAGAAGGATCAGTATTTGTAGGATCTCCTGGTAATGATAGGTTCTTTACTGTAAGATTATTTGTTATAGCAAGTTTCATCAAATCTCTTGCCTTATTAAAAGCAGTTATGGTTTGGGCTTCTTCTCCAACCAATCCATTATTAATTGGACTTCCAAAGGCAGTAAAGTATTTTTTGATCGCATTTATACTATTTTCATTAGTATAATCTCTAACATCTAATGAAACAGAATCAACAATATATCCAAGGTCTCTCTTACATTTTTCTTGATTGGGATTGACAAATAAAGGATAAACTATGGAAATTTCTGCATAGGCAGTATCAATAATTTCCTGTCTATTTGCCTGAATTAGATTATAAGAATCTACAAATCTTCCAGGAGCTACTGATCTGGTCTCAAAGATGTATCCTTTTTTACCAGATGGGTAGGTCAATATAGTAGGACCTGATGGGCATGAAAATTGTAGTCCAGAAATACTAACACCCATACCCACGGATAATCTATGTGGTGTCTGAGTATAAACCGTTAATATTCCAGAAACATTATCATACAAGGCATTTGATACATTTATAGTTGGTGTGCCTATATTGATTGCAAATGTATCAGAATTCACAGAGGCATTAGAAGTAACTACCCCGCTGTACTTTATAGGTCCAACACCATCAGAAACAAGCGCATAATTACCAAAGGAAGAGTTAGAGTTTGTTAGGTCACATGCTCCACCAGAACCACAGAATACACCAATATGATTACAAATGGTGAATAGAGACACTAACTGGGCATAACCTTCATTTGTTATTGATACTCCAATTCCATTAGATTGATTTTGAGTATAAGAGTCTAGAACCATAGATTTCAATGGTCCAATTACATTTTTACCGTCAATTTTCAAACCAATACTATTTTGAATGAAGTTGGTGCAGTTTTGAATGTAAGGAGATTGATTAATATATCTTGGGGTATTAGGATCGAAAGCAAATATCGCATTTGAATTTGGAGATCCATGAAATGACATCCAGGCAAAATAGTTACCGGCTCCAATATGAAAAAGATCTGCATTATTAGCAGGAGTTACAGTAACTTCTCTTAGGCTATCTCCTACAATGCTAACCTGATCTGGAATAATAACCGGATTGTTTATTGTGTATGTTCCAGAAGAAACTTTAATTATATCTCCAGCCTTTGCAATCGCAACAGCAGCTTCGATGGTTTTTTTAGCATCTCCCAACTTTTTGCCGGTATTAGTATCCTTACCGTCCATAGTAACATATAGAACATTAGATACTGTTGCTCCAGCACCAACACTTACAATATCCGATCCTATACCAGGACGGTATCTTTGGATATAAAGATTTCCGTCATAGTAATTTACTCTTAATTCTTTTAAAGGGGTCTCTAGGACAGTTGGTACTTTACCGGATATTCCAGAGCCTTTTATTCTAACTATGGGATCGGTATTCATTTATAAACAGCCATTTATAGATATTTAGTATTATAAATAATCACATTTTCAATAAAAAACCCTCCTGGTTTAGGAGGGTTAAAAATTATTATTGATTGTTTTTTCGCTCTTTATAAGTATAAAGAACTTGTTGTTCTGGTGTTATCCACTCCTTTATTTTATTTTTTTTGTTTATATCAAAGAATGATTGATTTGAGTACCACTCTTCCCAATTTGTTTGACCTTTCGAATGATTGCAGTTTTTACAACAGCAAATAACATTTTGAGTATAGTCCATGCCGCCTTTTGATCTAGGAATTACATGATCTAGTGTGAGATTTTCGCCAGAGTCGCAATAAGCGCACTTGTGATTCCATTGTTCCTTTATTGTATTTTTCCATAACCTTTTAGCATCGGATGATCTTGCAACATGTAAATTAAAAAGATAGTCTCTAAATGATTGCATAAAGTTAAGTAACTTTACGATTATTTAGTTTCATTTTTAATATTAAATAAATCTCTCTAAAAGTTATATAAAAATACTCTAATTGTTCTTTATAAGTAACACCTTGATGCTTGCCAGCTAAGGGAAAAGTCTTCATTCTAGAGGCCCCTCAATGGCCTCTAGGAGGTCGTCTAACGGTTTTCGGGGACCTGGCGTGGTGTAGTGGACAAAGAGCATTAGATTTCTTTCCAGGGCCGTCTCGATCATGTGTCTGGTGCCAGTAGATTTTCTATCCCATACAGCAATCACGGCATCTGCATAATTAGCCATTTCTATATTCCTGAGTATTCCGGCTCTTTTTTTATACTTTAACCAATCAGCAGGAAATCTTTTTACAGGTATATTATATTCTTCTGCAATTAATTCTCCATAAGAATCAGCTCCTCTGGCACAACCAGAAACAACCTCTGTTATTTTTTCAGAAAATGGACATTTTGAAATTGCCTCTATAACATTAGTTAAAGAGGCAATTCTTGATCCAGCAATAATACATTTCATAATTTAATTATCAATATCCAGGTAATTTTTTCCTTTTTGCAGATTGAGGAGATATATTTAATCCCCCAGTATAACGTTGTGTATTTCCTAGTGCAGTTCTATATTCTCTTCTAGCTGCAGCACGATCTCTTTCACGTTGACCTCCAAAGTTCAAGTTTCTTTGTAGGTTTCTCCACATTCCACCAGCAGTATAATTAGAATCTCTAGAAGCCGTAGAAGCTCTTGAAAGATATACTGGAGTGCCGTTTCTATATGCAAGATCCCCAACTGTTTGCCTTCCACTTCTAGGATCTCTTACTAATTGAGTTCTTGGAAGTTGAACAGTTCTTCTTTGAGAGCCAGCACCCGTGGACATAAATGCGGCTCCACTAGGTCTTCTTGTAACAAAGCTATTTCCACCTATTCCTGCTATTGCAGAACCTTGAGATGCGCCATACACATTTCTAGAAGCACTATTAGCCCTTGCATATTTAGTAGCCCTAGATTGGGCAACCTTTGAATAATCTGGCTGGCTTCCCTCTAATCGCCTTATTATCTTACTTGTTCCTTTTTCTCCTGCAACATAACCGCCAATACTTGCAGCAGATCCCAATCCAAGTGCTAGCCACGGATTTCTTACATTTCTTGCAATATAAGGTGCTGCAGCTCTACCTGCAAGAGCGGCCCCTGCAAATCCACCGCCAACTTCAGCTGATGATTTTGCAGCAGCTGGTGCAAGTTTTTCACCTCTATTTGTACGCTCTTTAGTTTTTGCGTACAAATCTTCAACTCCCATATAAGTATTTAACCCTAGGTTTAACCTATTGGCTATTTTTCCAAAATTTATTTTAGGCTTTTTATTTGTTCCTACAGGGGGTCTTTGTTGGGTTCCTGTAGGTGGTCTTTGTTGGGTTCCTGTAGGTGGTCTTTGTTGACTTCCTGGGGGTCTTTGTTGACTTCCTG